TAGTTGCTCTGGTGTAGCGAGATTCGAGTTGGAGAAGAAAGAACGCAACGCGCTTTGAGGCAGAAACCCAAACTGCTGGAAGGTCCTATCAATCCCCTCAGGAGAAAAAATGTTCAGACCATTATCTTGCGCCCAACGCAACACAAAGGCATCAGCCCTCTCGCGAGGAATCCCAGCGGGAGCCCCACGCGCACCAGCAGAATAGGCAGAGGTGAAGTTATTATACTGCCCCTCTACCTGTTGAGTGGCAGCTTGCCTATTGAGATTAGCGCGAACCCTATCAATCTGATTTGCCAGCGCGTCACGGCCAGCCTGAGTCCGAATAGACTCACGAATGTCCTCAGGGCGTACACCCATAACATTCTCGCCATCCGTAAACGGAAAGCGAACCACGCGAGAAAGATCATCGAGCGCAGCAACATCAAGAGTACCATCACGCAAGCGGCTCATGACAGTAGCCATGACAGAACCGCCAGCCTGCACCGCAGCAAACCCGTCGAGGATTTCAGCGTGGCGACCCCGAGAGATTACACCACGAGCAAGCAAGAAATCCGCATTAGTGCGCGCGGTATTTAAGGCAGAAAGAGAACGGGCCGATGCTTCTGGAGTTCCAACAGAAGCAAGATCAATAGACTCCTGTAAAGAGCGATTGATGTTGCTATTGATATTTTCTATCTCAAGACGCTCACGCCGACGAGCATCCTCAAACAAGATAGGTCCGGCGTGTTGATTGATTTCACGACGAATCAGGGGTTCAGCCCTGGCCCTTACCTGTGGGTCCATCGCAGAAAGGCGAGCTTCGGCAGAGGTATTGAGAAGATCAATTGCATGAGCAGGGTTATTACTGTGCGCTGCTCGAATACGTTGTGCCTCTGCCTCAAAGTCCATATATGAAGAATTGGCAGTGCGCTCAGTTACAATCTGATCGTAGATGCCACGCGCAAAAATACCAAAGCCCTCAGGTGCAGGAGGGCGAGTGTAGTTGCCATTCTCATCCCTTGGAATTGGAGCAGCAGCAGCTTGTTCACGCGCAGCACCAGTTGCTTCGGCGCGAGCAAATGGCTCTACAGCCTGGGCAATGGTATTACCAAATGCTACCGCCTGCTGTGTACCAAATGCCCCAGGCAATTCAGTACGAAACTCGCGGATAGTGCGGCCACTTGGCTGAACGCCAATCTTTTGTTCGTCGCGTTGAATGGCCATAACTTATCTCCGAGGAGTGCTATAGTAAGAAGCAGTAGCATAATTCCTAAGGCCAGAAGAAGCCGATTGGAATACAGCACCAGTATAAGCCTGCGTAGCAATCTGGCTTGCACGAGTCTTTTGGAACTGTTGCTCTACTCGATTGACCGCAATCTGATCCGCAAGGCGCGCACTAGATACCTGGCCACTAAGCCGGATATTCTGAATGTCAGTAGATAGCGCCTTATTCGCAGCCTGATCTATTGCCTCAAAGGATAGGCTTTCACTCACACCAGAGCCAGCCAAGAATGCTTCATTGGTAGCCTTGATTTGTCTCGATCTATCTCTGCGAGCGTTCTCCTGCTCAAGAGCCTGCAATTGAACAAGCTTCCGATCTTCTTCAAGCTGCTTATTCTGCTCAGCAATCTGATAGTTGCGGAAGTTAGCTTCACCCTCTGCTGCTGCCGCAGTCTGCCCAGCGGAAACAAAAGCTCCCGCAGTAGATACTACCGTAGCCGCAATAAGCGCTGTTTCAAAGCCCATTATGCAGATACCTCCAAAGCTAAACCAAGCACTCGCATAGGAAGCGGCTCGGTTTGAGTAATAGAAACGGTGGCATCACGATTGAAGCCCAGCAAGAAGAACTCCCTCTTACCCGTAACCGCAGTAGGCTGCACCGAGAAGTCATCCGTGACTTGACGTATAATCAACCTATTGCCAGCCACACTCACAGCCAGAGTAGAGTTAAGGCCAAGGATTACACGCGCAATACGCTTGGGCCTGCCAGTATAGAAACCATCAGGCATCTGCAAATTAACAGGCAGAGTTTCAATCTCGGGCGTAAAGTTAAAGCCTACCTTGATCGAGGTGACCTCATCATTGAGCGTCAACGCGCCACTAGCACCCACAGTAAAATCACCGAGGTAGTAGTTATTCGAGGTTACGGACACCACACGATTATAGAAGATCGAGCCCACAGTCCAACTACTTGTGGCAGAACCACTCGTATAGGAAACGGTACAATCGAGCGTTAGGTCCTGATCAGACTCAGCGAATCGCTCAAGATAGTAAGCAGAACCACGAAGAACAGAAATATATATACGATCACCAAGCCCCACCACGCTATCAAAAGAGGCAGTTCCCGATGGATGGCTTGTGGACCAAAGAGTCCAGCCAGCCAGCTTTTCAGCGCGAGCCGAATGAAAGACAGCCAAAGTCCCATTGCTATTCACCACAAGGAGATACTGCTCACCCCGCTTGGAGGTGCCGTAGCTGATCGCCATATCCTGCGGCGAGGAGATCAAATGATCGGCCAACAAGGTTAGGGTAGGAGAGTTATATGCCTGCTCAGTATCCGTATAGAGAAATTCACGGATAGCCTTCTCCGTACTCTGTACGTACACGGTGGCACCATCAAAAGGAAAGGGCGTTACCTTCGATGAACCGTAAGGAGTCTGCCGAGCAATCGTAATGTTCGCTGGAGTAATGGTACTCTGCGAAACACGAGGAATGTAGAACTCGCTAGTAGCCGTGAATATCTGCAAGTGCCGATTAGACACGAGATGCTTCACAGACGAGATATCATCAGAGCCAATGGTTACTTGGATAGACTCGTTATCCAAGCCTTCTCCAAGATCGAAGTTAAAGAAGTTGCCAATCTTGGAACTCCACAACCCGTCAGGCTGCGAGTAACCACCACCAAACCAAAGGCGGTTTTCATGAAAGGTTACACACCCCGGCCAGCCGCGCACAGTAGAGAATGAAGGCTCGCTCCAAGTGCGCGTGGGAATATTGTTGCCGGAGAAGGTGACGTTCACCCCGCCGCCATCAGCACTATCAGTAGCCGATGAACCAGCCACAACAGTATATTCATTGTCGTTCAAGACGGTGATTGTTCGAGTGCCGTTAATCTGGTTCGCACTAATGCCACTAAGACCATTTGAGCCAGCAATAGTAATACTAGCCCCGGTAGCCAATCCGTGATTGACATGAGTTACAGTAACGACATTGGAGCTATGGGTAGTCTTGAATGGGTCAATATCATAGTAGCCCTTTAGCTCACCCTTTACAGTGCCAGTTGCAGTAGTCGAGTTGGTGTACGCAGTAATCTCAATTTCCACATCAAACCAACGGACCCGCAAACCAACATAACTCGCAGTGAAGAAGGCTGCGCTAGTCGTAAGCGTGACGCTGCCAGTAGTGCCGCTAGCACTAAGCGTCACAGCGTCATCCGCAAACTTGTAGTAGGGCTGATAGGTTAGGTTTGCATTGATAGATTGACCAAATGCAAAAGCAGATCGCGTAAAGGTAGAAAGAGAAGTACGGACAATCTTTTGAGTCTGCATCTCGGGATGGCAGACAATCATCACATCCGCTGCCTGAGTATAGGTCAGGTCAAAAAGCTGCGAAGTAGTCCAGGGGCAGCTAGTAAGACTCTGAATCAAGGTGCCGGAAGTGCTGTAAATATCCAGGCGAGTATTAGAAAAGGCAAAGAGGTAACGCTCAGAGGCAGAGAACTCAAAAGGAATTAAACGGCTTTTCGCATTCAGAGTAGCCAGATACTCAGTCCCAGGACGACGACTAACGCCACCTTGATTGAGTAGGGCAACGTTACGAAGCCTGCGAGCGCCACCAACATAGGCCCCAGTATCGTGACGCATATCCATAAGAGGATCAATCTCGCCATTGGCGAAATTGTTTTGAACAAGCTTAACGCCCATCTCAACCCCTTATAGTAGTGCGTAGCTGGTGGAACCTCTGCACATTCAGCCTGCGCGTAGTCTGGCTTTGGCTATCAATATTGCGAGCAATCGAAGTATAACGCACAGCCCGCTTCTCCATCATATCCGAGAGCCCCTCCTGGGCTGCAACCGAATACGCGAAGATCGAAGCAAGCTGGAACTGCATGGCAGTTACAAAAGTGGGAGGCCAAAGGCTCTCATCCGCTCGGAAGGTATAATCCGCAACCACTACATCTTCTGACGTAGCATTGCAGTAAACCATGTCTTGATAGCGGTCATAGGCAATAACATCATCAGTAACAGTGATGGAATGAAGAATAAGCAAATCAGAAGGTAGCTGATAAGCAGAATCCCACCTACCGTCAGGTACAGCAACAAGGCGTGAAAGCTGCGATTGACCAGTTGCAAAGCGCCAGCGATGCCGCGCCAGCATATCCCTAACAGTATCTTCATAGAGGTTAGCTGCAACAGTGGCCTCCGTTGTCCCATCGGAAAACGAGGTAATGGGATTAGCCCCAATCAAGATCAGCGCACGGGCGCAAATGTCGATGGATGTAGTTGCCACAATCTATACCTCTCAAAAGGGGGTAGAAGAAGGATTCCTCTACCCCCAGGCTGGGCCACTACGGGGAGGGCAAAGTGGCTCCCAGCCTATTAGGTCCCGTTGGTCGTCGTGACCGTGGTAGCACCAGTGGCGCTAGTCACAACCAGAACGTCAACGGCTTGAGTACCACCAGTAGAAGTCACCGCAAGGATGATATCATACTGACGGAGGTTGGCCGTGGCATCGTTGAAGTAACCGGAAGCGATTACCGTACCGATGGCATCAGTCGTAGCGTAGTAGTGGATTTGCTTCGCACCACCAGCCACCTTACCAAGATCAGCGAGAACGAAAGCCATGGATCATTACTCCTTGATCTGCACTTCGTATGCGCCGTTGGCATCGATCAGAACCGAGCCTTGGGACATCATAGAAGTAACGAGGTGAGCGGCCTTTTCAGGAATGTAGTTCACTTCCGTGGACACATCCTGGCCAGAAGCCAAGCCAATCGCGCTGCGGTGATAGGCAAAGCACTTGCGGATGGTAGAGGCAACCGGGAGGCCCGAGTGCGTCATCCACATAAAGCCAAGCCAACGCTTCGCCACCATGCCACCCTTGTACGGGAGGTCGTCAGAGCCAATGAAGTCAGCGTCAGAGAACGCAGAAATCGCCAGCAGATCAACCCACGCAGCCGGGGAAATGACGAAGTAACGCTCACCATCATCCGGCACATCATTCGCACCGAAAGATTCAAAGACCGTGTTGATCTTGGTTTGCGTCAGACCGTCAGTACTAGCTTCGGTAATGACATTGGTCGCGGTATCAAGCTGCGTGATGATCAGGTCATCCGACTTACGGCCAAGGGCGTAAGCAGAGTTCTGAGACACAACCTGACGCTCGTCAATGTTGATCTTCAACTCATCGAGTTTATCAACATAGTCGGAAGCGTAGAAGTCAGCGAGCGTACATTCCACATTGCTGTGGTCGATGTTCATCACAGGCAGATTGCCATGACGGGACTTCGTAGCAGCAGCACCACGGCCCACCTTCTGGAAGGTGGTGGATTTGCCAGTTACATTACCCTTGAAACGAACAGTGTTACGCAGCTTCGAGCCCATGCGCTGGTACGCCATGTGAACTTCGGACTCGAACTGACGGATAAAAGCCTGATCAATGGTCAGCGCCATGATAGCCTCCTACAATTCGGTTGAACCAATAAGGTTGTCCGAAGCAGACTGGGAGGTGAGTTATCCCAAACG